CTACACCACTACCCAATTGATGTCCTGAAGGCTGATGCCCGCCTTCCCAACCAGTGTGATGCAGTCTGCCCAATTGTTGTCTCCGCTGCCCGGCCAGAGCGTGGTCTGTATGACAGCATCATTGCCGACGGTTTTGACACGAACATAGTCAGAAACGCTCCGGGTAATCGCGGACCCGCTGGCATCATATTGAGTAAGCTTGTTAACTTGGATTTTGTCACTCAGTTCAAAATCCATGACTTTTCCATAACCAGAGCTCGTGCTTAGGAAGAGATCAGATCCCGCGCCGCCATACATTGCCGTAGCACCTGCAAGTGTATCGTCGCCATCGCCACCGTAAATCGTTGTGCGCCCCAAATCTCTTGGACTGGTGGCACTATCCTCGATGTAATGCCCGCTTCCAAAAATTGAATCGTTCCCGCTGTCGCCGTAAACGACCCCTCCCCAGGCGTTGATAGTGTCGTTCCCCATGTTGCCATGAATGACATTCCCTCTACCGAAATTGTCATCCCTAAGCTCACCGCCGTATATGGTGTCAGTCCAGTAAGAATACCCCCTGTCATCATAAATTCTGTCGTCACCCTGACCGCCAAATATGGTATCATTGTCCATGCTACCATAAATCAGGTCATTCCCCATGTTGCCGTATAACGTATTCTGCGCCACTTCCTTTGCAGACACATAAATTGTTGCAACTCCCACCTCATATGAAATTTGCATTGGCTCTAACCAGTAACCGCCAAGTATATCGTCACCCTGCCCTCCGAAGAGAACATCTGCCCCGAGCCCGCCAAAAAGAGTGTCGGCATCCTGGTTGCCATAAATTGTGTCGTTCCCTTCCGCTCCAGAAATGGAATCCCTCCCAAGATATCCAAGTATTTCGTCAGCAGTCGCTCCACCAAAAATGGTTTCATTTGAATTCGTTCCAAAAATTGTCGGCATGAGAGCATTTCCCCTGGATTGAGTGAAACCAAAACGGGTGATCCGATAAACCGCTTAACCCACGGTACTGCACTCGCTCTCCATTGGGAAGCCATACACTTGGAATCCTGCACAGATTCTAAAATTGCTGCTTACCGCTTGCGCCCATTAAGCGGTTGAGTGGTCAGCACAGGAAAGATATTGCGTATGCAGCTGCTGTGAACGATCGCGAAATTCGTCCTCTACATGGCTGTAGGAACTGCCTTTTGCTCGGATCGAGTCAGCGAGTAATTTCCTAGAGCGGCACTAGACATCGGCCAGAATAATGGCTCGACTAATAACAGAAGCCCGACGCGCATCTCTATCGCGATCCGCCACCTAGTCGAGATGCGCTTATCTCTACATGGCCTGCCGGACCTGCGGCGCCAGATCAGCGTCCTGAGCGTCGTGGAAGCCTGACCATGCAGATCGGTCCCGCTACCCTCCTCCTCGGCGACTGCGTCGAGGCCATGCGCAGGCTGCCGGACGCCAGCGTCGACGTCGTGCTGACCGACCCGCCGTTCAGCAGCGGTGCCACCCGCGAGGCCGGGAAAACCGGTTTCAACAAGACGATGACCCGCTCGACCAAAGCCGAGGGCCGGGACCGATGGTTCGGGTCCGACAGTTTGAGCACGGCGGGATTCCTCCACCTCCTCCGGCTGTGCGCCCTGGAGTGGCAGCGCGTCCTCGTCGCAGGCGGTCACTGCCTCGTCTTTATCGACTGGCGCATGGCTGCGCACCTGGGCGATGCCATCGAATCCGCCGACCTGCGCCGGGCCGGGCTGCTGGTGTGGGACAAGCAGGTGATCGGCCTCGGCCGTGGGTTCCGGAACCAACACGAGCTGATCCTGCACTTCACGAAGGGCGTCGGCCGCAAGCCCCTGCGCCGCGACGTCGGCAACGTCATCGCGTGCCGCCCGGTCCGCAAGGGCAGCCATCCGACCGAGAAGCCCGTCGCTCTGCTGGAAACCCTGCTGTCGGTCGTCTGCCCGGAAGGCGGAACCGTCCTCGACCCGTTCTTCGGGTCGGCCGCGACGGGCGCCGCCGCGGTCGGCACAGGCCGCCGGTTCATCGGCATCGAGCGGGACGAGGGCTTCCATGCCCTGGGCGTCCAGCGCATCGGCCGACTGCTCGGCGTGTTCCCCGCCCAGGCTGACGCCGACGAGGCCGAAGCGGTGCACCCATGACGACCCGACCGCCGCGCCTGCGCGCCCCCTGGCAGTCGACGCGCGCGGTCGCCGAGCAGCAGCGCAAGCGCGCCGTCGACCGCCGCCGGGGCAGCCCGGCCGAGCGCGGGTACGATACCGCTTGGCGCCGCGTCCGGGCCGCCGTTCTAGCCGCCGAGCCTCTGTGCCGCCTGTGCCTGGAGGCCGGTCGCATCACAGCGGCGACCGTGGTCGACCACATAGAGACCATCGCCGACCGGCCGGACCTGCGGCTCGACCCCGGCAACCTGCGCCCGCTGTGCAAGCCCTGCCACGACGCCCGGACGGCGCGCGAGCAGGGGTTCGCGGCACCGGGGCGGCGCCGACCCACCGACCCGTAACATCGCGCAACATTCTTGCGCGGCAGGGGATGGGGGCTCGAAAGTCCAGGGGCGTCGGCCGGGGCACCGCGCGCCTCCTCAAATTTTTCCGCGTGCGAATTAAATTTGCGCACCCATGAAATCGGGGTCTCCGATGAAGCGCGGACGCAAGCCGGAGTTGCCGAGCACAAAGGAAGTTCGCGGCACGTTCCAGCCCTGCCGGGACGCCGTCAAGGTCGAGGTCATCGAACCCGACGCGCTGCCGACGCGCCCGGACTGGCTGACGGCATCGGGCGATGAGGTCTGGCTCGACGACCTCGGCCGCGTCGCCGCCGGGCGTCTCGCCAGCGAGCGCGATTCGACGATGTTCGCCAATTTCTGCAACCTGCAAGGCGCCATTGTCCAGGCGTGGCGCGCCGGGCAGGTCCCACCTGCGGCATACCTTGCCGAGGCCCGCAAGATGGCCGAGCAATTCGGCCTGTTCGGCGCCCGGTCCAGGATGCTGGCGGCGGGCAGCGACAGCGGGGCGAGCAACCCATTCGCCCGCAACGGTCGCCGTGGCGGTTGACCTCGCCGCCGAGCTCGTTCGCCGCCCGGCGCTGCGGTCCCGCAACGCCGTCGGTTACCTGACGGCGCGGGCGTGGCGTGCCGAGGCCCGGCGCGAGCAGATCGCGGCGCTGAAAGCCGAGAAGCGCGGCGACGACATGCCGCTCGCCGAGGTCGCCGCCGTTGACGTGGCGGCCTTGCTCGCCAAGTTCACGCCGCCGCCCGCGGGCGCCGTCGTGACCTGCGTCCCGTGCGGGCACTCCCGACGGCCCGACTCGTTCGCCCGCCGTCTCGCCGAGGGCGTCGCCGCGCTCCTCGACCTGCCGTTCGTCCAGGTCTGGGCGGACCGCTACTGTTCCGGGGTCTCGCACCCCAAGGAGTTCGCGAAGCTGCCGCCGCTCGAATGGCTGGCGATGCCGCCGGGGTACACGCTCGTCGTCGATGACGTCGCAACGTCGGGATGGCACCTGGAGGAGGCCGTCGGCGCGTTGCGCGCGCACGGCCTCCCGGCCCTCGGCGTCGCGTGGATCGGCGGCGAGGTCCAGAGCGACGGCGACAGTCAAGCGGACGAGGCGGACCTCAGCGACGGCCCGCCCTCGCCGTTCGGGCGCAGTGTGTGGCGCCCAGGGCGCTAAGCCCGGAGGGCGCATGCAGACGACGACAGGCGCCGGGCACGCCCGCGACTACGCCGCGACCGCGCTCGCCTACGCCAAGGAGGCCGTCGCCGACCGCAAGGGACGGCGGTTCTGCAAATGGGTCCGGCTGGCCGCGAAACGGCACCTGGACGACCTGAAGCGGGCGAAGCGCGACAAGGCCTGGGGCTATCGGTTCGATCCCTGGCACGCCGCCGACGTCTGCGACTTCATCGAGAAGCTGCCGCACGTCGAAGGGGCCTGGGACACCAGCACGATCACGCTGGAACCGGCGCAAGTCTTCTGGCTGGCCGTCGTGTTCGGCTGGCGCCGCGTCGCCGACGGGCGGCGCCGGTTCACCAACGTCTACATCGAGGTCGCGCGCAAGAACGCCAAGTCGACGCTGACCGCCGGTGTCGTCCTCTACTGCTTCTGCTGCGAGGACGAGCCCGCGCCATACGTGTTCATCGGCGCCAGCACCGGCGAACAGGCACAGAAGGTCTTTCACCCGGCCCGCATGATGGCGTTGAAGACGCCCGCGCTGTGCGAGGCGTTCGGTCTGCAGGTCTGGTCGAAGTCGATCACGGAGCCCGGCGGCGGCTACATCAAAACCATCAACAGCAAGGCCAGCACCCAGGACGGCCATAACCCACACGTCGCGGTGCTGGACGAGCTCCACGCCCACAAGGACCGGGCGCTGCACGACGTCATGCGCTCGGCCTTCGGCGCCCGGAAAAGCCCGCTGTTCTGGAAGATCACGACGGCTGGTTACAACGTCGTCGGTGTCTGCCACGAACAACGCCAGATGGTCGCCAAGGTGTTGGATGGCGTCCTCCAGGCCGACCATTACTTCGGCATCATCTACACCGTCGACGAGGGCGACGACCCTTACGACGAACGGGTCTGGGGTAAGGCAAATCCCCTGCTGGGCGTGTCGGTCCAGGTCGACGAACTGCGCGGTTTCGCCGCCGAGGCCAAGGCGTCCCCCGCCAGCGAGGGCGAGTTCAAGACCAAGCGCCTGAACGTCTGGCTCGGTGCCGCGTCGGCGTGGTTGAACATGGCGCAGTGGAAGGCCTGCGCCGACCCGTCGCTGGCCTGGGAGGATTTCGAGGGGCTCGACTGCTACGTCGGCGCCGACCTCGCGGACAAGGACGACATCACGGCCCTCGCGCTGTGCGCCGTCGACACCGCGGGCCGCCTGCTGGTCAAGCCGGTGTTCTTCCTGCCCTCGGCCGTCCTGGAGCAGCCGGACCACGCCGAGGGCAGCGGCCCCGCGCCCTACCGGACGTGGGTCGGCCAAGGGCACTTGCGGCTGACGCCTGGGGACTGGGTCGACCACGGCGAGGTCGAGGCCCTGATCCGCGAGTGGCTCGACCGCTTCAGCGTCCGGCAGGTCGTCTTTGACCAGTTCGCGGCGGGGCAGCAGATGGCGGCCCGGCTCAACGAGGATTACGGCAGCCCGGACGCGCCGGTCGCGTCCATCCTGCACAAGTCGGCGCCGAACGTGACCGACCCGGCCAAGGACCTGGAGGCCCGCGTAAAGGCGGGGCCGAAGCGCCTGCGGCACGACGGCAGTCCGGTGCTGGCGTGGATGGCCTCGAACGCCTGCGTCACACGGCACGTCAACGGGTCCATCATCCCGAAGAAGGAATCGCCCATGTCGCCGAACAAGATCGACGGCATCGACGCCGTCATTAACGCGCTCGCCCCCATCGTGACGGGAAGCGGGCGCGCTGGCAGAGACCTCTCGGCGCTGATTGAGGCGCGCGACGGCTTGCTATAGCCGATGAATGCACCATAGGGCGCGAAGCGAAAATACCGTAACTGCCCGCGAGCAGGCATTCCAATTCTCTCGACTAACACAGCCCATTCAGTAGAATGGGGGAAAATGAACTTTTTCGTAGGACCAAAGTGATGCGCCTCGGCAGCTTCACACTTGCGGCAGTTATCGCCTTGAGCATCAACACCGCAAATGCTGAGGAACTTGTTATCCGCTGCGAAGGCGTACTGTATGGCAAGAACCCGATCACTCGGGAGGTTCATTTTTCAATAGATACGAAAAGAAAGAAAATCGACGATCCACGGGCACGCCCAGGAACAAATATAGAAGATGCGCGGCAGAAAACTGTCGAATTCACTGATAAATTTATAGCCCACGAGATTGTATGGAAATGGAGAAATTCAGGCGGCGAGCTAAAGCAAAGGTTTGAAATAAATAGAGTATCAGGGGATTTTCGCTGGACCGAAACATTCTCTGACGGAATCTCTTACAAAATGATTGGGTCATGCGCCCGATCAGCAAAGGCGTTCTAGCCCTGTAGCTTGCGACAGACAAGACGCCTCACCAAAACGCGCTAGCATAAACTTCCCAGAAAACCAAATGTAGTTGGCGCAGGCCCGCCCGCCGAACGGGTCCGTATGGCAAGCACGCTTGCCAGTATTCCCCCTGCGTTATCGCACATCTAAATCAGTTCCAAAAGGAACGGGCGCTATGGGCTTCCTGAAACGCCTTGTCGGCCTGGAGGCGCGCGGCGCCCAGGTCGCGCACCCGCGCGACCCGGTGCTGGCGGACTGGCTGGCGACGCCGAACACGGCAACCGGCCTGCGCGTCACGCCCACCGAGGCGCTGCGCTGCCCCGCCGTCTACGCCCCTATCCGCCTGCTGTCCGGCACCGTCTCCATCCTGCCCCTCGACGTCTTCCGCCGCACCGGCGCGGACACGCGCGAGCGCGACACCGCCAACCCGCTCCACGACCTCGTCCACAGCAAGCCGAACCCCTGGCAGACCTCAGCGCAGTTCCGCCGCCTGATGACCGAACGCATGCTCGGCTACGGCAAGGCCTACGCCCGCATCCGCAACCCCGGCCTGCCGGCGGCCCTCGAACCGATGCACCCGGCTCGCGTGAAGCCCTTCCGCGACCGCCGCGGCGCGCTGTGGTATCGCCACACCCCCAAGGATGGCCCCGCCGAGACGCTCGCCGCGCACGAGGTGCTGCATCTGCGCTATGGCCCGGCCGAGGACGACGAGGGCCTCGACACCCTGTCGCCCATCGAACTGCACCGCGAGACCATCGGCCTCGCCATGGCGGCGACCGCCTACCTCGCCCGCTTCTTCGGCAACAGCGCCGTGCCGAAGGGCGCGATCGAAGTCCCCGCCGCGCTGTCGGACAAGGCCGCCGAGGCGCTGCGCGCATCCTGGGAACGCCGACACCAAGGCCTGGAGAACGCCCACCGCCTCGCCATCCTCGACGGCGGCATGAAGTTCCATGAGCTCGGCATGTCGAATGCCGACGCACAGTTCCTCGAATCGTACCGGCACGTTTCGTCCGAGGTCGCCTCCAAGGTATTCGGCGTGCCGCCGCACCTCGTCGGCGACACCGAGAAAAGCACCAGCTGGGGCAGCGGCATCGAGCAGCAGTCCATCGGCTACGTCGTGCACGTGGTGCAGCCCATCCTCGAGGAGTGGGAGCAGGCCCTCGATGCCGCCCTGCTCACCCCGGACGGACGCCGCTCGCACTTCTTCGAGTTCAACGTCGACGGCCTGCTGCGCGGCGACTTCAAGACGCGCATGGAGGGGATGGCGATGGCCGTGCAATGGGGCCTGATGACGCCGAACGAGGCCCGCCGCCTGCTCAACCTGCCCGCCCTGGAGGGCGGCGACAGCCGTCTGCAGCCCCTCAACATGGCCCCCGCCGAGGCCGTCCTGGACGTCCTGTTGAAGCCCCAGGCGTCCGCCGCGCGTCTGCTGCGCGCGATGCAGGGCCTCGACACCACCCCCGACCTGGAGCCCGCCCATGTCTGACGTCGAACGCCGCGCGTTCGCGGTCAATGGCCTCGAACTGCGCGCCGCCGACGACGGCAAGCGCCGCCTCGTCGGTCACGCCGCCGTGTTCAACAGCCTGTCCGAGGACCTCGGCGGCTTCCGCGAGCAGATCGCCCCCGGTGCCTTCGCCGAGGCCATCGACAAGGACGACGTCCGGGCGCTGTTCAACCACGACCCCAACTTCGTCCTTGGCCGCACGGCGTCCAAGACGCTGCGCCTGTCCGAGGACGCCCGCGGCCTGCTTATCGAGATCGACCTGCCGGACACGCAGACGGTGCGCGACCTCGTCGTCGCCCCCATCGAGCGCGGGGACGTGTCGCAGATGTCCTTCGGCTTCTCCGTCCGCCCTGGCGGGCAGGATTGGGCCAAGGACGACGAGGGCCGGACCATCCGCACGCTGAAGCGGGTGCGGCTGTTCGACGTCTCCCCCGTGACCTACCCGGCCTATCACGCGACCGACGTCGCCGTGCGCTCGCTGCGCGCGTGGCAGGCCGCCGAGCGGGCACCGCGGCGCGGCAACCTGACCAAGGCCCTCGCCGCCCAGGCCGAGGCCCTCTGACCCGAACACGGGCGCCCTCCAGGCGTCCACACCGAACCCCGCCCGCGGAGGGCGGACCACCCGAAGGGGCTGCGCGCAGGCGCGGCCCCTTTTTCATTGGAGACACGCCCTTATGAGTGAGCGTCTGAAGACCCTCCGCGAGAAGCGGGGGAAGATCGTCGCCGACATGCGCGCCATCACCGACGCGGCGCAGGCCGAGGCCCGCGACCTGTCGAATGAGGAACTCGCCCAGCATGGCACGCTGTTCGACGAGCAGCGCAAGGTCGGCCAGCAGATCGAGGCCGAGGAGCGCCAGATCGAGGCCGACCGCGCCGCCGCCGCCCGCGACGCCGCCCCGGAGCAGCGCGGCAGCCGCGACCCCGAAACCCGCGGCAACCCGCGGGCGTCCGAGGAATACCGCGCCTCGTTCGAGCGCTTCCTGCGCGGCGGCGTGCAGTCCCTCACCGGCGAGGAACTGCGCGCCCTCCAGGCCGACAGCGACACCGGCGGCGGCTTCCTGGTCAGCCCGACGCAGATGGTCGCCGACCTGCTGAAGGCGGTCGACAACGCCGTGTGGATCCGCCGCTACGCCACCAAGCACAGCGTGCCGACGGCGGCCAGCCTGGGCGTGCCGACGCTGGAGACGGATCCGGACGACGCCGACTGGACGTCCGAGCTCGCCACCGGCAACGAGGACAACGCCATGGGCTTCGGGGCGCGCAAGCTGCACCCGCACCCGCTGGCGAAGCGCATCAAGGTCAGCCGCGAACTGCTGCGCATGGTGCCCGGTGTGGAGGCGCTTGTCCGCGACCGCCTGGGCTACAAGTTCGGCATCGCCCAGGAGAAGAACTTCCTTCTCGGCGACGGCGCGCAGAAGCCCCTCGGCGTCTACGTCGCCTCGGCCTCGGGCATTCCGACGAGCCGCGACGTCAGCACCGGCAACACGGCGACGGCCATCACGTTCGACGGGCTGATCGAGGCGAAGTACAGCCTCAAGACGCAGTACCGCCAGCGCGCCCGCTGGAACTTCCACCGCGACGCCATCAAGCAGATCGCCAAGATCAAGGACAGCGACGGGCAGTACATCTGGAAGCAGTCGGTGCGCGAGGGCGAGCCGGACACCATCCTCGGCCTGCCGTTCGACGAGTCCGAGTACACGCCGAACACCTTCACCACCGGCCAGTATGTCGGCCTGCTCGGCGACTTCTCGTTCTACTGGATCGCCGACGCCTACGACCTGGAGATCCAGCGCCTCAACGAGCTCTACGCGGCGACCAATCAGGTCGGCCTCATCGGGCGCCTGAAGACCGACGGCCAGCCGGTCCTCGCCGAGGCGTTCGCCCGCGTGAAGCTGGGTTAAGGGAAGGACCCCATGCAGAACCTCAGCAAGAGCATCAAGATCACCCGCGTGTCGGCCTCGGCCGCCGCGGGCACCTCGGACGTCACCGGTTCCGTCCTGGACATGCAGGGATTCGACGGCGTGCTGTTCATCGCGTCGTTCGGCACGCTGACCGCGACCCAGGTCACCAGCCTCAAGGCGCAGCAGGGCAGCCAGTCCGACGGTTCGGACATGGCCGACCTGGAGGGCAGCAAGGTCGGCCCGCTCGCCGACGGGGACGGCGGCAAGTGCCTGGTCCTGGATCTGTTCCGGCCGGGCAAGCGCTACGTGCGCGCCGTGGTCGACCGCGGCACCGCGAACGCCGTCGTCGATGACGTGATCGCGGTCCAGTACTGCGGCACCAAGGCGCCGACCACGCACGACGCCGCCACCATCGCGGCGGCGGAACTCCATGTCAGCCCGGCCGAGGGCACGGCGTAAGCCCGCCGGACCCGCTAACGACCTGAACGCAAGGGGCGGCCTCCGGGCCGCCCTTTTCGCTTCCCGCACCGGAGCACGCCGATGCGCATTCGCCTCCTCTCCGTCATGGCCGGACCCGACGGCGTCTATCAGCCGGGTACCGTCCGTGACGTCCCCCGCGCCGAGGCTTACGCTCTCGTCGAGGGCGGGTACGCAGAGCAGGTCGACGACGTCGAGACCGCCGCCGTCCTCCCCGCCGAAGTCGCCGCCGCCCCCTCCCACGAGGTCGCCGCCGTCGCCCCCGTGGAGACGCGCGGCAAGGGCCGCAGGCGCTGACCATGTCCCTCGTCCTGGTCACGCCGCCCGCCGTCGAGCCGGTGTCGCTCGCCGAGGCCAAGGCGCATCTGCGCATCGACGACACGGCCGACGACGCCGTCGTCTCGGCGCTCATCACGACGGCCCGAAACCTCGTCGAGGAGCACACCAGCCGCGCCCTGGTAAGCCAGACCTGGGAACTCCAGCTTGACGGCTGGCCGTGCGTCATCCGTCTCCCCCGCCCGCCCCTCGTCTCCGTCCTGTCCATCACGTACACGGACCCCAACGGCGCCGAGCGGACGCTCGCCCCCGCAGCCTACAAGGTCGACACCGTGACGGAGCCGGGCCGCATCGTCTCCGCCTACGGCCTGTCCTGGCCGGACTGCCGCGACGAGATCGCCGCCGTCCGGGTGCGCTACTCGGCCGGGTATGGCCCCGCCGCCGACGTCCCCGCCGCGCTGCGGCATGCCGTGTTGCTGACCGCAGCACACCTCTACGACCACCGGGACAGCGCCGCCGGGCTGCCGCGCGTCGCCGAAGCTCTGACCTGGACATACCGGACGGCCCGGCCATGACGGTGACGGTCAACGACCTCCAGACGCGAATCGTCCTGGAGACGGTCGCCGCCGCGCCCACCGCCGACGGCGGGCTGGCCGACACTTACGCCACCCTGGCCGAGGCCTGGGCGAAGGTCGAGGCCATCGCGGGCGGGCGCTACATCGCTGACCGCCAGCAGCAGGACGTCGCGACGCACCGCGTCACCATCCGCCACCGGGCAGACTGGCGCACGGTCGCGACGATCAAGGTCGGCAGCAGCCGCCTGCGCGTCCGCTCGGCCCGCGTCCTCGACCAGCGCAAGACGTGGGTCGAGTTCCTCGCCGAGGAGGAGCGGACCGATGCCTGAGGTCACGGCCGACACCGCGAACGCCGAGCGCCTCACCAAGGCCATCGCCACGCTGCCGAAGAGGTTCACGGCCGACCTGGACAAGGCCGTCAAGGAGGCGGCGAACGACCTCGCCCGCGAGACACGCACCGTCCTGCGCTCGGCCGGGCGCCGCCGCACGAAGGGCGCCGCCAAGCCGTCCGCACCGGGCGCCGCGCCCGCCGTGCAAACCGGCCTGCTCGCCCGCTCCGTCCGCGTCCGCAAAGGCCGCAGGCGGCGCGACGACATCAATTGGCGCGTCGCCACCGTCTTCTATGGCCGCTTCCTGGAGGTCGGCGCCAACCGCGGCGCCGAGGGCGGGAAGCTGCTGCCCCGCCCGTGGGCGACCATCGCCCGCCGTAAGCAGGCACCGCGGTACGTCGAGCGCGTCGCCGAGGCCATCGGCCGCGTCCTGGAGGAGGTCAGCGTGTGAAGCTCCGCATCCTCATCGACCGCATCAAGGCCGAATGCCCCGCGTTCGCGGGCCGGGTCGCGGGCGCCGCCGAGTTCGCCGCCGCTGCCGCCGAGGCCGACCGGCTGGCCGTCCCGCACGCCTTCGTGATCCGACTCGTCGAAGACGTTGAGCCGAGCATCACCGCCGGTGCCGTCGAGCAGCCGTCGGAGGAGTGGTTCGGCGTCGTCGTTTGCGTCAGCAACACGGCCGACGCCCGCGGTCAGGGCGGCGACGACACCCTGGACGACGTCCGCACCGAACTGCGCTCCGCCCTCAAGGGCTGGCAGCCGGACGCCGATCACGCCCCGATGGAATACCGGGGGTTCGAGACCCTCGACCTCACCCGCGCGCGTCTGTGGCGGCGGTTTGACTTCTCGACACTCACAGGAGCCTAATGCTGCGGCGCCAACCTTCGGGAATGCGCCCTGTCCGGAAGCTTAGCGAACCGCCTGTCAGGGCTTACAGCGGGCCGCCGCCCTGACAGGAAAAGCTCATTGCTCCGCACACACAGTTAGAAATGCGTAACTCTATCAGCCGACGATCCAGCTTCTATCGAAGCTTTCATAGCTAACACCTTCCAGAGTAACAGATACCTTCGTCGATAGGTCTTGAGAATATTCGATTTTAACACCAGACGAAATTTTCGTAACACTGATCGACGAGGTATTTGCTATTCCGAAATTGAGGCGGTCACCCTCGCTTCCATTAAAATCACGGATAACGCCTGCACCTTTCACCAGCACAAATCTATCTGCACCGCTACCGCCGTGCATGGTATCGGCGCCAAAGCCGTAGAGCGTATCGTTCCCGAGATTGCCGAAAATGAGATCCGCCGCTGGGACATCGGATACACTACGGTATCCGTAAATCACATCGTCGCCCTGCCCGCCATACAGGGTGCAGGACATCATCGCAGCCTTGATCGTGTCGTTTCCCATGTTGCCGTACATCACGTCGCGGCCCGCATTCGACGCAATCAGGTCGTTGCCCTGACCGCCAAAAATGATGTCGTAACCACCGCCGTTCGCAAGGTCGTCGTCTCCTTGATTGCCGTAGAGCGTATCGTTTCCGTAGCCGCTGCGCAGGGTGTCGTTCCCGCCGTAGCCGTTCATGACATAGGATTCATTATAGTTTTGGTATGAAATGCTGTCGTTTCCAGCAGTTCCATTGAGAGTTTGCACGCCCCTTCTCCCGTATTGTTCCGGCGGCCACAGACGAGCTCCGAAGCTTGATCGCCGCCTTATCGCGCAAAAAATAACAAGCAACCCGGGGATTGCAACTAATTATGGCGCAACCTTAGCCTGCTGAAATGGCGGGCCAATTGAATGCGCTCCATCAAATTTCCCCGTCCCCCACACCGGAAGCTCGCTATGCGCAGCGAGCAGATTGGATTCCCGATGGTATCGGCGCTGCGCTCCTTCGCTGCGCCAAGCGCATTTCTGCGCTTGGCGGGCGGATCAAGCCACTCCCTACGGCTTCACACGAATGATGCTGCCTCGCGTGGCCTGATCCTGGAACACTACCTTTCCATCCTTATCCATTATCTCCAGCTGCAGCCGCGAGTACGAATCGCCGTTAGCCTGCGCCTGTATTTCGAATTCTCCAGACAGAGAAACTTCGTACTTCATGCCTTGCATTTTATTGATAAAGTCAACATCAGTGTATGCTTCAACGGTTCCGCGATTTCTGATTCGCAACCTCCCAGGCGCGTACTTAATGCCCTCGTAAAAGCATTGATTAACCGGCATCGTTTGGCCGCTGACTTTGCAGGTAAAGCGAGCCAGATAGCTTGATTGCGCTGCGCTTGTGGATGGATTGCTTGACGTACTGCGGCTAGCATTCGGGAAGGCTGGTTGCTTTCCTGCCGCGACAACCGCTGGATCGCAACGCACCAGTATACCTCCCGGCTTGTCGCTGTATTTTCTTTTTATCTCTCCGTTCCTCACTGACATAACAGAACGCATCTGATTTTCGGACACAAACTCATATTCGGTATACGTGTTGCCATTTATGTGAACTATAACGTTATTCCCTTTCTGCTCAATTCTAACTGGTGACGTTTCATTAACACGATCCTCAAATGACACTACCGTCCGAAACCCCGGCTTATATTCATCGTAATCAGTGTAGCATTCCTCTTTCGGATCTACTACCCATCGACCATAAATTCGCTCTATGCCATTGCTGACCTCGGCAACGGAATGGCCCTCTTGGCCAGCGCGCGAATGCTCCGCAAAAGCTGATGCAGAGAACGCTAGAAGAATACCAGAACAAAGAAATAATACACCCGTCACGACAGGGAACGCCTTTCCCATCTGCACTTTTACAATAGGAGAATTTGACAACCTCTGCGCTACCGAACAGGACAACACGGTGGCATTTGTCGACATTCTTGACACCCCTCTCACTGTCACGCTCCTCTACTCAATCTCTGAGAATGGCAATCGCACTTTAAGCGCTGAAAGATTGTACATCAAGCAAGCATGTTATTCACACGGGTGCTCCCTCACGCCCCGGCTCCGCTTCTTCTCAACATTTATGAATTCGTGACACAGCCTATCAGCCGTTCCGTTTGACCCTGCCCCCGCGCCGCTGGGCAAGACGGCTGCCCGCCCTGGAGAACCTACCGTGAACGACGAAAAGCCCTGGCGCCGGGCAGCCCCGGCGCTGCGCTCCGGCGCGTCCCCGCTCGACCCTGCCGCCGACCCGGCCCCCGCAAAGGTCCTGCCGTCCGACCCCGCCCCCATCCCCGCCCCCGCTTCCGAGCCGGTCAAGCCCGCCCGTCGCGGCGCGGCCTCGGCTGTCCCCGCCACCCCGGCCGAGGAGTAACCGCCCATGAGCAACTACCGCACCCAGGACCGCACCCTCCTCGTCAAGGTCGAGACCACGCCCGGCAGCGACGCCGCGCCCGACGTCGCAACCGACGCCATGAAGTGCATTTCGCCGACCTGGAACGGCGGCCCGCAGGCCATCACCAACGACGACGAGGTCACCGGCGCTCTCGACGCGGGGCAGGACGTCCCCGGCGGCGGCGGCGCGGGCTTCACCTGCTCCGTTGCCATCAAGGGGCCGGGCACCGGCGGCGAGGCCCCGGAGTTCGGCCCGTCGCTGCGCGCGTCCGGGCTGGCCGAGACGCTGACCGCCGCCGACGTCACCGGCACCGCCCAGGCGGGCGCCGCCTCCACGGTGACGCTGGCCGCGGGCGCGAGCGCGGTCAATGACGCCTACACGGGCATGGTGATCGCCATCACCGGCGGCACCGGCTCCGGGCAGACCCGCCTCGTCGCCGATTACGTCGGCGCGACCAAGGTCGCGACCGTGTTCCCGGCCTGGACGACGCCGCCCGACGCGACCTCGACCTACACCATCCACGCCAACGCGCTCTACGTCCCCGCGTCCTCGTCGCTGAAGACGGTGTCGCTGTACGACTACCAGCACCGCAACAGCGGCAACTCCCGCCTGCGCAAGCTGCTGGGCGCCTGCGCCAACGCGCAGTTCACGTTGCCGGTGCGCGGTCGCCCGACGGTGCAGTTCACCTATCAGGGCAAGTTCGTGACGCCGTCCGACGTCGCCAAGCCGTCCCTGCCGACCCTGGACGCGACGACCTTCCGCCCCGTCATGGCGATGGACTGCTCGCTCGACGGCACGGCGACCAAGTTCAACCAGTTCTCCTTTGACCTGGGGAACCAAGTCGCCCAGGCCGACGACCCGTCCGACACCTACGGGATCGACGTCGCGGGCATCGTCAAGCGCAAGATCACCGGGCGCATCAATCCGCCGCTGGACCTGCTCAGCGTCCGCGACGTCTGGACCGACTTCCTGAACGGCACGTCCCGCAAGCTGTGGCTGCGCTGGGGCAACACCGCGGGGAACCGGGTGTCCATCTTCTTCCCGTCCATCGTCTACACCGGGCAGGAGAACGAGGACGTCCAGGGTTTCGCCCACGAGGGGATTCCGTTCTCGGCCCCGACGCCCGACGGCGGCGTCTTCGTGTGCTTCTACTAATCGGGGGGTGCACGCATGGCTAAGCTGCTGCACCCCGGCGAGGCGGCGCGCTACGTGCCGCCTGGTCAAGACCACATCCCGGAGGACAAGCGCGTCGCCTTCCTGCTCAAGACGCCGAGCGTGTTCGACGCGGCGGCCTATGAGCGGGCCTGCGTCGCCGCCGGGGCGAAGTCCTGGAGCTACCCGGAGTTCCTCGTCGCCATGGCCGAGGGCGTGCGCGCCATCCTGCCGGGCGACGAGAACGCCGAGGAGCGCGACGCCATCGTCGGCGAGATCGACGCGCACCGCGCCGCGCTCGCCGAGTTGCTCGCCGAGCGCGCCGCCCTGAGCAAGGACTGCGCCGCCGACGAGGATCTCGCCGACTGGTCTGTTCGATTCGCGTCGGCGCTGGGCAACCCGCGCATGGGCGAACTGGAGGGCATCGTCCGCCAGCACTACCCGCGCTATCGGGCGATGCTGGCGGACAACGAGGTTGCCCCGCTGCTGCGCGGCATCGAGGCGGCCCGGCTGTTCCTGGTCGGCTGGGAGAACCTGCCCGGCGACGTCCGGCGCGGCCTGCGCGGGGCGGACGACGCCACGCTCGCCCGCATCCCGCGCGAGGCCTTCCCCGGCATCGCCGCGTTCGTCGAGAGCCTGCTGCGCCCGACGGAGACCGAAGCGGGAAACTCCGGATCGCCGTCTGGTGGAGCGAGCGCAGCGCCTCGTTCGCCGGCGGCGAGGACGCGACCCCGGAAAGCCCGCTGACCGACGACGTCTGGCAGTCCGAGGAACTCGGACTGACCCTGGACGTGCACCCCAGGCACCTCCTCGACGCGGACGACCACGCCCTCCTTTCCATCTGGGCCGAGTGGCACGGCGGCGGCATGGGGCGCGGCCCCCTGCCGTTCGGCGGCGGTTCGGCCGAGCAGCCCGCGTGCGTGATGGCGGCGCTACGCATTATGGAAAGCGCGTGGTCGGCCCTCCAGCCGAAGCGCAAGGACGACCCCCGATGACGACCGAAAAGTCCTTCGTCATCCGCCTCGGCGTCAAGGACGCCGACGCGGCGGCGGCAGCGCTGCGCGCGTTCGGCGCGGAGGGGGCGGCGGCCCTCAGGAAGATCGAGGACGCCGCCCGCAAGGCCAAGGGTGCGGCCTCGGCGCAGCGGGAATACGCGGACTCCGTCGGCGCCACGCGGCAGCAACTCCAGCAGTTGCAGCCGCAGTTGAACGACATCTTCACCCAGCTTGCGAGCGGCCAGTCCGTCTTTACGGTGCTGGTGCAGCAGGGCCCTCAAATCACACAAATCTTTGGTGGCCTGCGGCAGACGTTCGCCGCCATCCCCGCCAGCATCAAGGCCGTCGCCCTGCCGCTGGCCGCCGTCGGCGCGGCGTTCGCCCTGTACGAGCGGCACGCCTCGTCGGTGCGCGAGTTCGACCGCACCGTCAAGTTGATGGGCGGCACGCTCGGCCAGACGGCCAGCCAAATGTCGGCGCTGGCCGAGGCATCGGCCGAGGCCGGGCGGGTGTCGGTCGCCGCCGCCCGCGCCATGGCGAACGAATACGCCAAGGTCGCCAAAGTCGGCCCCGAGACCATGTCGCGGCTGGTCACCATCACCAAGGACTACGCGACCCTCACCGGGCAGGACGCGGCCGAGGCGACCAAGGAACTGGCCGGGCTGCTCAAGGACCCGGCCAAGGGCGCCGACGAGCTCGCGAGCAGGTTCAATCTGCTGTCCGGCGTGATGCTCGACCACATCCGCCGCCTGACGGAATCGGGCCGCGCCGCCGAGGCGCAGCGCGTCCTCGTCGAGGCGCTCGGCCAGCGGGTGAAGGGTGCGGCCGAGGAGACGTCCATCTGGGCGCGCGCCTGGGACGCCGTCGCCCGCGGCGCCAGCAACGCCGCCGACGCCGTCGGCAAGGCCATCAACCGCGCCGTCAACGGCCCGTCCCTGGAGGAGCGGATCGCCGCCGCCGAGGAGGTCCTGCGCGCGCGCCGGAAAGACCAGCGCCGGTTCGGCGGCGTCCTGTCCACCAAGGCCGCCGAGAACGCCGAGGCCGAGCTCGTCGCCCTGCGCGAGGAGCAGCGCGAGCGCAGCCGCTTCGCCGCGACCCAGGGCATCGCCGCCGCCAACAACGCCGCCAGCCGCGCCGCCGTCGACCTCGCCACCAAGTACGACGGCCTGGGCACCACCATCCGCGGCACGGAGTCCGAGCTCGCCAAGCTGCGGCGCGGCCTCGGCCCCGGCATGGGTGACGCCGCCAAGTCGGGCGAGCAGGCGGTCGAGCGGCTGCAGAACAGGCTGGACGACCTGCGGAAGGTCCCGGCCGGGCTCGACCTGGAGACGTACAAGCGCCAGCAGCAGGCCGACCTCGAGAAGCGGTACGCGGGCCGGTTCGACGCCGCGTCGCAGCGCGAGAAGGCCGCCGAGGCTGAGCGCATCTCCCTGCTCGGCACGGCGACGACCACGGCCGAGCGGAACGCCCAGGCTGAGGCGGCCCGGACGGGCGTCATCGCCAGCCAGACGGCGGCGGTCGCGCAGTCGGCGGCGCAGACGGACCTCGCCACGCGCGGCGCCTCGGCGCTCGCCCAGGCGTGGCAGACGTCGGCCGCCGCCACCATCGAGGCCGAGGCCCGCCAGCAGGCGCTCAACGAGGCGATGACGCAGGCGGTCGACGTCCAGGCCCGCACCCGCCAACTGGTCGCCGAGCGCGCCGCCCAGGAAGCCGCCGCCCTGTCGCAGTCCGTTGCCGTGATGGAGCAGGACGTCGCCGCCCAGCGGCGGATCGCCGAGGCGGCGGCGCAGGGCACGGCGGCCCGGCTGGAAGCGGAGCGGCAGGCGCAGGTCGCCAAGGCGACCTCGACCGCGCTTGCCGCCGCCCAGGCCGCCGAGGCGCAGGGTGCCGTTGAACTGGCGAAGCAGCTGCGCGACCTCGCCGCCCGCTATGACGACCTGTCCAAGGCCGGGTCCGACGCCGCCAAGCTGGACACCCTCAACCGGCTCGTCGAGACGCAGGACGCCGCCCGCCGTCGCCTCGGCCAGCGCGCCACCCTGATCGGCGCCCCGGAGGACGTGCGCGCCGTCGCCGAGGCGCAGGCCGAGATCGTCGAGGGCCTGCGCGCCCAGGGCATCGAATACGAGAAGCTCAGCGAGGCGGAAAAGGCGCGCTACGACCTCGCCGTCCGCACGGCGGGCGAAAACGCCAAGCGGACCGAGGACATCAAGCGGCAGGAATCCGCCTGGGCGACGCTGACGGGTTCGCTGGAGAAGGCGTTCGACCGCCTGGGCGACAGCCTGGTCGACGTCTTCGTGTCCGGCAAGGGCGAGGCCGTCAATTTCGGCAACGTGGTCAAGGGGATCCTCTCGTCCATCGCCGCCGACCTGCTCAAGATGGCGGTCGCGGCGCCGCTGAAGAACGTCCTTTTCGGCACCAACAGCCCGACCCTGTTCGACCTGCCCATCTTCGGCGGCACCGGCGGCAGCGGCGGCGCCGTCGCGGGCGCCCCGGCTGGCGGCTCCTCCCTGATGGGCAACATGTCGAATTGGGCCGTCAACAAGGCCGGGACGTGGCTGCTCGACAAGGTCTGGACCGGCAGCTACGGCGAGTCCCTGTGGAACTCGGCAGCGTCCTGGCTCGGCCTCGGCGGCAGCGGTGCGGCTGCGGTCACCGGCGGCATGGGCGCGGGCGGTTCGTACTTGGCCGGTCAGACGGTCAACGGCTTCATCGTCGGCGGCGAGGCGGGCGGCATCGCCGCGAGCGGCGGTGCGGGTGCGGCCTCCGGCAGCGGCGCCGGTGCGGCGGGCGGCGGTGCTGGGCTGGGCGCCATGGGCGGCGTTGGTCTGGGGTCCGCGGGCCTGGGCTACGCCTGGGGCGGCTACTGGGGCACCAAGGCCAATTCCAAGGCCGTCGGCGCGCTGCATGGCGCCGGTGCGGGCGCCCTCTACGGCACGATGATGCTGCCCGGCATCGGCACCGTCATCGGTGCCGTCGTCGGCGCGATTGCGGGCATGCTCGGCACCCAGAAGAAGGCCACGCAGTACGGCGGCGCCTGGGTGCGCTTCGACGACAAGGGCGAGGTCATCGACCGCGGCCAAGGGGCCGAGAACGGCGTCGACGACAACGCCCTGCGCCAGCGCGTCGACAACATCAAGACGCTGCTCGACGCCTTCACCGGGTCCACCGGTCTGACCCGTCCCAAGGAGCTGTGGATCGGCACCGAGTACCACGAGGAAAAGGGCCATGTGACCGTCCTCAACGGCTGGGAGAAGGGGCGCGTCGAGGTCTCCAAGTCCGAGGACCCGCAGCAGATCGCGGTCGACGTCCTCAAGCACCTGGAAAAGGCGGGCAGCCTGTCCGGCAACGCCGACGTCCTCACCGCCATCCGGAACAGCAAGTCCACCACGGCGGAAGAGTTCGCCAAGGACCTGGACGTCGCGAAGTCGTTCCGCCCGTGGTTCGACGCGATGAAGACGGGCGGCGACGCCGTCGCGTCCCAGGTCCGCGAAATGTTCAAGGAGGCCGAGGAGCTCGGCAAGCAGGCCAAGGAGCAGGTCGTCGAGTTCCGCGACCGCATCGTCGCCCTCGGCATCGCGACCAAGGAGGAGTTGACCCCGGCGCTGAGGAACAGCGTCGAGGCGATGCTCGGCCTGGGCAAAGACGCCGAGGCGTTGCATGGGCTGGCGGCGGTCACGAAGCAGGTCGAGTTGAATTTCGCCAGCTTCAAGCCGGTGCTGACCGAACTCGGCTACACCGCTGCCGAGCAGGCCGACCTCCTGACCCGCGTCACCCGGAACGCGGTCGAGGAGTACGACCGGCAGGTCGCCGACGTCGTCCGGCGCGGAAACAACCTCATCAACCAAGCCGCCAACTCGAACTTCACGCTGACCGGCTCCGACGTCCTGTCGAACCTGGGGTATGACCCGGCCAAGTTCCCGAAGTTCGTTGAGGGCCTGGACGCCTTCCTGAGCAAGGCCGAGGCGGGCCGGGCGACGCTGGCGGACCTGACCGCGGCGCAGGCCGAGATCAACCAACGCCTCCGCAACGGGCGCATCTCGGCCGAGGACTACGGCCAGATCCTGCAATACCTCGTGGAGGTCTACAGCCGCGGCGCCGACACCCTCGCCCAGGCGGCGCAGCAGGCCGAGCAGTCCATCGCGCAGACCTGGGCGCAGGTCCTCCAGAACGCCCGCCAGACGGCGCAGGCGCTCGTCGACACCTTCAAGGCCGCCGGGGAAAGCCTTGCCAGCGCCCGTGCGTCCCTGCTCGTCGACAAGAACCTGTCGCCGCTGACGGGCGAGGCCCGCCGTACCGAGGCCATGCGGCAGCTGTTCGAGGCCGCCAACGCCGCCAAGGGCTCGGACGCCGCTGCGGCGGCCAAGGCGATGGAGAAGCTGCCCGCGCTGTCGCAGGCGGCGCTCGAGGCCAGCCGGGACTACTACGTCTCCTCGGCGCAGTACTTCGCCGACTTCGAGACGGTCAGCGGGATCCTGGCCTCGACCGAGAGCGTCGCCGAACGGCAGGCCCGGCTTGCGGCCGAGACGGTCATCAAGCTCGACCGGCTCATCGGCACCACCAGCGACGGCCTGTCCGACCTGGAGGCCGCCCTGCGCGACACCCTCGCCAAGGGTGATTTCCGGGACTACGGCAGCGGCGGGCGGGGTGCCGTCAACCGGTTGATCGCGGCGGCGCTTCCCGGCTATAGCGGCGGGTTCGCGGCGGGCGAGTTCGAGGCGTGGGCGCGAACGAAGGTCCCCGCCGGGGCGTCCCTGGGGTCCAATCCGGACCTGAACGCGATGTTGGTAGCCCTGGGCGCCAACCCTGTGTTCGGCGATGGAAAGGGCACCTGGGGCATCCCGTTCCACAACATGGCCGCCGACGACCCGCGGCGGATCGCGGCTCGCGAACTCGCGCGGCTGTACGGGTTCACCCCGGCTTTCGCCGATGGCGGCCTGCACACCGGCGGCCTGCGCCTCGTCGGCGAGCGCGGCCCGGAACTGGAGGTGACGGGGCCTGCCCGGTACTTCAGCGCCGAGCAGACGGTCGGCATGCTGCGGGCCGCAAACGACCCGCACGGCGGCAACGTCGTCCCCCTGCCCCGCGCCAGCGGCGACCCGGAGACACGCGCCCTGCTGCGCGAGATCCGCGACCGCCTGGACGCCGTGATCCGCATCTCCGCAGCGGCCGGGGACGGCACGCATCGCGGGCTGTCCGACGTCGCCGACGCGACCCGCGGCGTGCTGCGTGCGACCACCGAAGCGGCGGCCCGCCGGTAACGCCGGACACCTGACCACCGCAACCCAAGGGGCTGCGCCAGCACGGCGCGGCCCCTTTTTCTTTGGGGCCGCCGCATGAGCCTGATCCTGTTCGAGTGCGAGGTCTGGGACCCGGTCGACGCCGCGACCAAAACCATCCGCATCGGCACCGGCGCTTACAACCACCCCAGCGCGCCCGGCTTTTACGCTGACCGCATCGTCGCCGACAGTGTGGCAACGGGCACGATCACCCGATCCGTGTGGGACAGTGATACGGAGTACGGGGCCGGGCGCCTGGACGTCGCCGACGTCGACGTCGCCAACCTGGACGGCTGGCTGGACTGGCTGGTCACCAACGGCGTCCTCTTCGGCCGGACCGCCCGCCTGCTGCTGCTCGCCGACGCATCGGCCTCGTATTCGTCCGCCGTCGCCATCGCGACCGGCATCGTCGAGGGCGCGTCCTTCGCCTGGGATCGCGTCGTCTTCCGCTGGCGCGACGAAATCGCCGCCCTGCTCGACAGGACGCTGCAAACGGTCAAGTACGCGGGCAGCAACGTCCTGCCGGACGGCGTCGAGGGCGTCGACGACCTCAAAGGGCAGTCGAAGCCGTACCTGCAAGGCGTGTTCAACGGCGTGCCCGCGCCGTGCGTCAACACCTCCAAGCGGGTCTACCAACTCTCGGTCTTCGGCAACGTCCAGTATTTCGAAAACGTCGCCGACCGGGGTGTCTTCGCCACCAAGGGCGTTCAGCGCGCCACCCTGGCCGACCTGCTGAGCACGGCCCCGGCGGCGGGAACGTGGGACTACTGCGCCAGCAACACGACGGGGGCCGCAGGGTCGTTCATCCGCCTGGGCTGGACGCCCCAGGGGCAGATTACGTGTTCGGGAGCGTGCTTCGGCGAGTATCACGCGGCGGCGCTCTGGCATTACGCGCTGCTGGATTCCGGAATCACCAGCCCCGTCTCGACCGCCGATCTGGCCGCGGTCAAAACGGCGTCCGGCCCTGGGCTGCGCGCCGGGTACTGGCTGGGTCCTGGGGACACGGCGCAGCGCCGGGAGGTCATCGACAACCTCGCCGCGACCATCGGCTGCGTCTACTACGTCGACGCGGCCGGGACGTGGCGGATGAAGCGCCCCGACGTTCCCAGCGGCACCCCGGCGGCGACGTTCAGCGTCCACACCTGGAACACGGCGGCACTCGCCACCGATGGCGACGTCCTCGACTTCGAATGGGTGCTGCCGGGCAACGGCGACGCCAACCCGGTCTACGAGGTCACCCTCAGCTACGCCAACAACCCCGCCGTCTCGACCAAGGACTCTTTGGGCGGCGCGGCGTCGGCCAGTCTGGCGCCGACGGCGGACACCTATGGTCTGCAATGGCTCACGCAGGAATGGCGTCGCGTTACCTCCAGCGACGCCGCCACGCTGACCGCCTGCCCGCTCGCCCGGCAGATCGAGGGGACAACCTACCTCGCCGACCTGGGCGCGCCGGGCGCGGCGAACGGCGCTCAGTTGTACGCCACGACTGAAGCGGCCCGCCGCCTCGCGATGTTCAAGCGCACCGGCCCGCGCCGCGCCCGGATGCGCGTCAAGTACGGCCCGGCGACCGCCTCGGCCGTCGACCTGATGAGCGTCGTCAAGGTGCAGCTGCCGCGCTTCGGCATGGCCGCCGGGCGCCTCGCGCTGGTGACGAGCATCGCCCTCGACTGGCGGTCGATGACCGCTGAGCTCGGCCTCTACTTCTAGAAATTGGCAGCGAGCAAACCTTCCAGCTGATACCCCAGCGAGGGCTTCACTGACGACGCCAAGAAAGCGAAATGAGCGTCCCAATTGCTCCATCAGGTGCACAAACCGTGTGCGGCGCGCGGTATTCCTTCCTTTCTCGTGCGGCAGAGACTATCCGGCGCACTCAGTATTTTCGGATTGCCAGAGCCGCAAGCGCATCTGATCGCCATTGAAACGCAACCTAACCGTTTGTTATAAATAGCAACCACAGGACGTGTCTGACTGGCATTTTCCGCAACTTAACTGTAAGGAAACCCTGCGTTATGCTGATTTTTATGAGCATCGCCGGAGCGGTGTTCGGCTTGTCCATGGGCATCTTTATGGACACGTCTACAGGACTTTTGTTCACCCTCCTGGGGGGAGTCGGAATATTTTTCCCGCTGTTCGACAACATATCCAATCGGAAAGTTGGTATAGCTGCTTCTATGGGGCTGAGCTTCTTAATATGCTCATGGACGTCATTTGGCGCAGTAAAAATAGTTGAACAAGTGATTTATTGGTCTGAGAAGGCCCCTAAGGAAATTGCAAGCGCGTACCGCGAAAAAATGGCTGAAGCAGAGTTCAAGGGCTCAATCGCTGAGGAATCTGGGCAGCTGCGCCTAGCGGCCCTTGCGGCGCTACGGGCGAAAAGTCCGAACGGCTACAAATCGTCCCACCCGTTCACATATGAAAACCATGCCACGTGGCCTAATCTATATGATTTTTCCTCAAACGAGGATTATCTTATATACGCAGACGCTTATCGAGAAGCTTTCTTGAAGAGCGAGCGCATGCTTAAGAGCTGGGGTTGCCTGGAACTAGGGTGGGTTGAACACACGAAAGCTCAGGTTTCCCAGAACAAGATTAACGTACGCACCCTCAATCAACGCTTCAATACAAAGAAGTGGGACGATTCGGATATCCTGATTGAGTTGAGCGGGCCGGACGTTGCTTTTGCAGACCTTCTCAAAACTGAGAAGAACCCCAAGGTTGCAAGCTGCTACCAAGCAGGGCGCCAGATCATTGAAAAATTCGGACAGAAGGATTGCGGTGGGAAAAAATGCCTGAAGAGCCGATGGTGCTCTTCGGAATACGAACAGGCCTATTTCTTCACGGCCCAGAAAAATGACGAGATAGTTGCCGCCTGCGGACCTTCCTAATGGTGCTCGCCAGACAGGTATTTGCTATGTGCTTGCAATGAGGCGGCGGACTTCCGCAGACCCCTTGCGGCCAAGAATGCAATACAATCTGTCTGGCGCGCACTGCTCACTCTGAGGCTTTCCAACATGACGAAAGCGGTCATCGGGTTTCCCCGGTGGACGTCGCTTGCCTCGTTCTCGACGACGGGCAGCGCGGCGTCCGGCTATGGCGTCTCGAACCTGGGGACGCTGCCCCTCGCCCAGGTCTGGCGCAGCGCCTCGGCGGCAACGGCCAACACGACGTTCACGGCCACCCTGGACAAACCCCGCGGCGTCCAGACGGTCGCCCTCGTCGGGCACAACCTGTCCCAGGACGCGACGATCCGGATCCGGCTGTACGAGGACGCGGCGAAAACCGTCCTGACCCACGACACCGGCGCGGTTGCCGTCTGGGCGAGCGTCTACCCGTCCGACCTGCTGTTGTGGTCGGACGAACGATGGTGGGACGGCAAGTATCTGGCTGACGAGATCAAGGGCGGGCGCTGGACCCGCCCTTTCTTTTTCCCGCTGCCCTTCCGCACCCAGGCGATCCAGGTCGACATCGTCGACACCGCCAACCCCGACGGCTTCGTCCAGTGCGGGTTGTTCGAAGTCGCCCAGGGTTGGCAGGTCTCGGTCAACTTCGGCTACGGCGCCGAGGTCGGCTTTCGGCACCGCACGCAGTCGGTCGAGGCCATCGGCGGCGCGCAGTACTTCGAGCGCCGCCCCTCGCCCCGCGTGTTCCGCGGGTCCATCGACTACCTGCCCGAGGACGAAGCCATTGCGCTGGGTTGGGAGCACCAACGCCAGATGGGCCTCGACGTCCCCTTCCTGTGGCTGCCGAACCCGGCGGCGACCCTGCACCTCCCCCGTCTGTCCTTTCTCGCCCGCAACGTCGACCCCGGCCTGATCGGGCTGGCGTCGCATGGCCGGTGCCGCCTGCCGCTGGCGTTCGAGGAAGTCCTGTAGGCCGCCCCTCCTCGGCCCCCTGAACACCACTCCGCCGCGCCTGACCGCCTGGGTTGCCCCGCAGCCCCGGAAGGACGGCGCGCGCCTTGACGCGAGGTCTCACCATGACGACCGTCACATTCCCCAACGGCAACACCTACAGCGACGACGGCAGCGCCGCCCGCGATCTGCGGCACGACGGTCACCGGCTGTGGCTGCTGCCCATGCTGGCCGATACCGTTACCGTCTCGGCGGCTGCCGTCACTGCGGCGGCGAATTACGCGGACGCGGCAGCAGTGCTGGCAAACGGCGCCGTTGGGCACCTTCTGGCGACGGGCACCGTCATCCTGGGCGGCACGGCCGGTGCCGAGGGGCTGCGCATCGTCCCCGTCCCTTCGTCCGTCAACCGCTGGCAGATGACCGGTAACCTGTCGGGCGCCAACCCCGTGCTGTCGGTCCAGGGCACCGACGCGGACACGCACGCCGTCATCACCGGCAAGGGTCTGGGCGGTATCAAACTCGCCACCGACGGCGCCAACGGCCTACAGGTGCAGATCGCCCACGCCGCCAACCCGGTGAACCATTGGCAGTTCGCGGGCCGCGCCACCGGCAACGGGGTGCAGTCCTGGGCGACGGGTTCTGACAGCAACGTCCATGCGCTGCACACGACGGCCGGGACGGGCGCGCATTCGTTTTGGTCCCACAACTTCGGCGCCGAGCAGTTGCGCGTTGCCGCCACCGTCAACGCCGTGAACTGCCTATCGATCACAGGTGGCGCGGCGGGGGCGACCGCAGCCCCGTACATCCTCGCGACCGGCACCGACGCGGGCGTCCCCCTCGTGCTTTATAGCAAGGGCACGTCACCGTTTCGGTTCATCACGGACGGTTCGGGCGCAGCACCGGAGCAGTTCCGCGTTGCCCATCTCGCCAACGCCACGGAATACCTGTCCGTCGTCGGCGGGACGGCGAGTGACACGCCGTCGCTATACGCCGCGGGCGCCAGCACGAACGACAACATCAACATTCTCACCAAGGGCGCCGGATACCTGAACCTGGGCACGGGCTCTTACGGGACCGGGCTCGTCCAGGCCCGCGTCGTGCACACGGCCAGCGCGACCGAATACGCGCAATTCACGGGCGGCACCGCCGGTTCCCAGCACGGCACCCAGGGCGCGGGGGCTAACCCCTGGACCCAGGTGTATTCGAAGGGGACCGGCGCGATCTACCTCGCCACCGGCGGCGGCAGCGTCAACCAAGCAGTTTTCGCCCACACGGCCAGCGCCGTTAACTTTTGGCAGTACACAGGTTCGGCGACGACGAACGGCTTGCGGCTGGATTCCGCCGGGTCTGACAGCGGCGTCAACATTTACAGCATCGCCAAGGGGAGCGGCGGGCACTACTACTGCACCGGCGGTTCGTCTGGCACCGTCCAATTTGCGACGACGCACACGGCCAGCGCCGTGAATTACGGCCAGTGCACCGGCGGCGGCACGGGGACCGGCTTCCGCACCTTCGCCGCGGGGTCTGACGCGGGCGTCACGCTGGACTACGTGACCAAAGGCACGTCGCCGCTCGTCTTCTACACAAGCGGCGGCGTCCGGCAGTTTGCCGTCACAGACACGGGCAGCAGCGTCAACTACCCCGCAGTAACGGGCGCGTCGGCGGGCAATATCCCGCTGTACTACGCGGCCGGGACGGACACCAACGTCCGTCTGCGCTTCACGTCGAGGGGGACAGGCGCGATCGATTTCCAGACCGGCAGCCCGGCCGGTCCCGTCCAGTTCGCGATCACCGACAGCACCTCTGCCGCCAACCACTTTACGGTTTGTGGCGGACCGGCTGGGAATGCTGGCGTGCCGTGGCTGCTGCTGACCGGTGCCGATACCGACGTTTACGGAAACTACATCACGAAGGGCGCCGGTTGGCACTCGTTCGCCACGGGCAGCAGCAACACCAACCGTCAACTCGTCATCGCCCACACGGCCAGCGCCGTGAATTGCTGGCAGGTTACGGGCAACGCTTCGGCGTCGTCGCCCTACGCCATCATGACCGGCAGCGACACCAACATCGGCATTGGCCTGCTTACCAAGGGGTCGGGCGGGATCACGTTCTCCACGAACGGTTCCGCGCTGCAACTCTATGTCTCGCATGCCAGCGGCGCCGTGAACTACGCCCAGGCGACCGGCGCAGCGACCGGCGGCCACGTCTCCATATCGTCGGCGGGGTCCGACGCTTCGCCATTCCTGCATCTGGTCGGCAAGGGAACCGTGCGCGTGTTCCCCGCCGGTGTTGAGACGCTGCGCGTCCACGCCGCCGCCAGCGGCAGCAACCAAGTCGTCGTGCAGGGCAGCGCTACCGGCGGCGACGTCTCGCTCAGCGCCTACGGTGGGGACGCGAACGTCTATGCCGTCCTCCGCGGCGCGGGTAACCGGGGCGTCAAACTCGGCACCGGGTCCAGCGTGTCCCTGCTGGTCAGCGAGCAGGCGACCGGCTGTGTCAACTATGCCGAAATCGCTGGTGCCGCGACCGGCGGCTCCCCGACGCTGTCTGCCCAGGGCACGGACGCCAACATCCCCTTGCGCACGGCCGGAAAGGGAACCGGCGGGCTCGACGTCCACGACGGTTCCGGGCAACTGCTCGCCGTCGGCACCTACGGCGGCGGTCGACCCGTCGTCTGGCTGCGCAACGCCACCGCCCCGACCAGCGACCCCACCGGCGGCGGATACCTCTACGTCGAGGCCGGGGCGCTGAAGTACCGCGGCAGCAGCGGCACCGTCACCACCCTGGCCGCCGCGTAACCTCCTCCCACCACACACCCCATCCCCCACCAAGGGTGCCCCTCACCGGGCGCCCTTTTTCTTTGGAGAACAGCCATGTCCAAGGTCCTCATGGGCGCCATCGCCAAGTCCGGTAAGGTCGAGGCGACGTACCGTTACACCGTGTTCGGCGCGACCAAGGTCGGCACCAAGTCGGACGGCTGGCCGTCGGCCGTAACCGACGCAGCCGCCGCGCTCGTTGCCGCCGCCGATGCCGAGGCGGGCGACTTCGGCGCCGTGGTCTCGGTGCAGGTCTACACCGCGATCACCGACCCCGACGGCGCGCCCGGCTTCTCGGCGCCGGGTGAGCTCGTCGACATCACCTTCGCCCCCAGCAGCACCCCGGCGAGCGTCCGCGTCGGTGACGACGAGACCATCCCCGAGTCCATCGCCACGGCCCGCGACGCCTTCAAGGCCGCGGTGCAGGCCGCCCTCTAACACGACCAGAACGGGCAGCCCAGGGCAGGCCTGGGCTGCTGCTGAGCCTCGCCTGGAGGCCCCACGCATGACCACCCCGCCACGCAACCGGCGCGAACGCCGCCGCCAGAAAGCCTCCCCCATGTCCGAGAACACCAAGCCCGCCGCCGACGCCCAGGCCGAGACCCGCCTCGCCTACACGCTGCCCGTCGTCGAGGCCGTCGGCGCCTACCTGCTCAGCCGCCCCATGGCCGAGGTCCGGCACCTCGTCGCCGCCCTGGAGACGGCGGGGATCGCCGTCCAGGTCCAGCCCGCCGAGCAGCCGCCCGCCGAGTAAGGGGCGTCCCTGATGCCCGATTCGAATCCCCCCGCCGTCCCCCAGGTCGACCCTGGCACGGTCGGCCACGCCCTTGACGTCCTGACCGCGGCGACGGCCAGCGATGCGGTCAAGCTGGCGCTCATCCTCGCCGTCGCCGCCGTCGTCCTGCTGCTGGTGTGGACCCGCCGCCCGCAAGCGACGGACACGAACAGCGCTGCGGACGCGCTGCGCATCGCCGCCGGTGCTATCGCCGAGGTCGCCCAGCAGGTCCAGCAGTTGGCCGCCGACGTCCGCGATGTCACGGCCGAGGTCCGCGCCGTGGTCGCTGAGGTCCGCGACCTGCGCGCCGAGGTCCACCGGCTGACCGGCAGCCCGAACACCCGGACCTGACGCCTCGCCGCCGGGTCACGGCGGCCCCTCCCCTGACATCGGAGAATCCCTCATGACGACCACGCCCACCCAGGGCGCGGCGGCTGCCGCTGTGCGCCCGATCCACCATGCCGCCGTCGCGCTGGTGAAGAAGTTCGAGGGCCTGTACCTGACCGCCTACCACTGCCCGGCAGGCGTCCTCACCATCGGCTACGGGCACACCGGACCGGACGTGCAGGACGGCCTCCGCATCACGGAGGAGCGCGCCGAGGACCTCCTCGAGGCTGACCTCGCCAAGGCCGCCGCCGACGTCGACCGCCTCGTCCGCGTGCCGCTAACCGACGAGCAACGGGGCGCACTGTCGTCCTTCGTCTTCAACGTCGGCGCTGCGGCGTTCGGCAAGTCGACCCTGCTGCGCAAGCTGAACGGTGGCGATTACGCCAGCGTCCCGGCCGAGCTCGCGCGCTGGACCAAGGGCGGCGGGCGCGTGCTGCCGGGGCTCGTCAAGCGCCGGGCTGCCGAGGGCGTGTTGTTCACCGCCACGAGCGCGCTCCACTTGCCTAATGTCGTCGATCCCGCGACTGTGACCGAGGCATCGGACTAATGATGTGAGGGCACGCATACGCCCTCACGCAAGGTGAAGCGACATGACCTCCCCGCATCTTTAGTTTTTATCGATAGCAAAACAAAATAGCGACCCACGTCAGAGCTACTTCACACGCGCTTCCAAAGGTCCTTCTTTATTGAATCCAACCCTGCTCGATGAATAGGACCAATTTTCATCTTTTGTTTATCAACAGCATCCCTGATTCGTCTCTGAATCACGTGCTCGGGCAAAGACGCACAATCCTCCCGAACCTTAGCGGCCACCTCCAAAACCTCTTCAGGCAGAGAGTCAAATAGCGCACCACTCGCAATGATTGGCAATGCTGCCAAGTTTTCACGCGATATCCGCCCTCTGTTCGGACCGAAGGCTATATACTCCAGCAAAAAATCAACTGATAGCAATGGCATATGAGGAGGTTTTCGACCAATTTTATCATGCACTTTTCGATGCACCTGCGGAGCGGCACTATCCATTGTTAGCCACCACGCGGAATATCCCATATTTGAAGCCCCTGCCTCTTTCTGCCGCAGCATCATCACACCAAGGTGGCTCTCGACATCGTGCTCGGCCAGCCTCATAGCCGCTAAATCAAAATCATCGGATTTTGCCCCCCTACGGCTTTCATGAACAGAAAGCCATTCTTCTTGCATGGCAGACCTCAAGTCGTCTGGCGCACACTTGACATAATCATCAAGCCCGACTTGTTCTATCCCAAATTTCTCGAGAAGATATTGAGCGATATCATCTTCCGGCCGAAACTCCCCCCTGAAATTCTCCAGCCAAGACGCAAAGGAGTCACTGCGGCGCCCGGCAAGAATATACGATGCATACACGAATGGCACTGTGCCTACCCACCGTCCCTTTTGGTTAGTCTTTTGGTTCAAATACGAAATACAGCGATTAAAATGCCTTTCCACCTCCTCAATCACCCCTGGCGTGACATATAGCTTGGCGCCGGCATTTCTCGCTTGCCGCACCATCTCTGAAAATGGCCCAGGTTCATTCTGGCTTACCTGCTCCGCGAAGAGCGGAAGCAACACCGACGTATCCATCCATATTTCGCCACGGCTGAACATCTTTGTCGTAACCTGCTGCACGTCGGGCGTCTCCTCCAAAAACGCCATCAAAGTGTAGGCGTCGGACAACTGCCGCATGCAAAGCATCGCCGATGGAGTCGGGTTAGAAACAATCCCTTTTATCTTGGCAGTTACATAGTCTACCGAGCTGACCCCACTCACCCTAATAGATGAAACAAGGGATTCCGACATAACTATCGACGAAAGCCCATCATCTCCGATCAGCGTTGTATCTTTTCTCGCCACAGCTGACGCAAAAGCCTCACCTCGTTTCAAGAGGTAGGATTCCAAGCACCTACGTATTGCAGAGCAGCATAGTTCAACCTGTTTAGTGCTCACCACCCCATCACTCTCAACAGAGCTCTTGATTTCCTTAGAAAATGCCTTATCCAGCAAATCTATGCTAGCTAGACGTTCGTGGACTTTCATAACCTCATCATGCGACAAGCAGTAGTCGTCAGTGGCTGTATGGTAGTTCACTCCATTCTTTTGAAGGGCGCGCAAAGCAGATTCGGCCTTGCGCTGGACAAAATCCGGCGGGTGATTCGGCATAAACCCCTGAATCTTCGTGACAATCTCGCCTTTTTTCAGTCTTTTTTGGGAATCGGTTCCACGGAGAGCCGCCTTAACCAAAGCTTCATAGGATAACTTTGTCAAACCTTTTTGCCTTTGGTCGTTTGCCAGCTGCATTTCCAGATAAACAAAGGCTGTCTTCTTCTCTATAGCAGAAAGAGCCACCGCCTTTTTTTCTATTACGCCCGCACTTTCAAGATATCGGTCAACTATATCCCTCGAAAGTTCTTCCCCAGCCTTTTCCGCGTTGACATTGGAGTGGAGACGCTCCACCAACCAGTTCCTATCCCGCACGTCGATATGATAGCCTTCAGAGCCAAATTTGCCTTTTATTTCGTCGGCTCGTGCACCGATTTCTTGATTAGTTACATAAATAAGTATACGCCTGTCGGGAAAGGTGGTTTTTAGGCGATCTACTGTCTTCTGTATTTTTGATTTCCAGTCCTCCTGAACAGAATACTGGACTGATACTAAAGGATTTCCATCCGAGAAGAAGAGCTCCGCATCCCGCCCACCGTCACCTTCAGGGGCAGCCATCGTTCGGATCCCGGGCAATTCAGATGCCAAGAATGCTGAAGCCAGCTTCTCAAACTTCGCCCAATCACTACCCTCAAGGCGATTGAGAGCAAGCTCAAAGCGTTTACGCGCGGTAGACAT